AGTCCAGCACGCCAGCCATATTCAGAGCGGAAGCAACATCAGCAGAGCAGAGGATGAAGTTGCCCTTCCCTCTACGAGTTTGCTGTGCAATAGCGTTGGCGTCACGCTCGATCTGATAGATCAGACCTTTGAACTTCTCAACAGACCAGCGACCGTTGGAGTCGGTGTCGAGGTTGAAGATACCAGCGTTAGCAACGTTGTTCTGAGCACCGACCTTTGCCTGCAGATACACAGTACGGATCACTTCACGGTTGATCTCAGCCAGGATCTCAGAAGAGAGAATGTTGGCGAGTTCCGTTTCAGCGTCCAGACCGTGAATTGCCTTAAGGTCTTGAGCCAATTCAAGCGTGTACTCAGCTTTCAGAGCACGAGACTTGGCGGTCACCGACACCTTGTCGATGCTGAATGCCATCTCGCGGAAGTCAGGAGAACCAGAGGTTCCCAGTGCTTCCAGGTAGTCACGAGCAGCGCCCTGAGCGTTCTCATAACGCACGTCGCCAGAGGCGTAGGTGGTGCTGTCGTTCAGGATAGCGGGGTTGTCGCCTTCAGCGTCGTTGTTGGCAGAAGCAGCTTGGTTAGAACCATCGCCACCGTTACCAGGACCAACGTAACCAGCGGTAGGATCGTAACCGCTGCCACCTTCGGCAGAGAAGCCAGGGTTGGGCTCGTTGAACAGAGCCTCAGCGCCACTACGATCGTTGTAGTGCGACTTCATTGCGAAGATAAGTCCAGTAGGACCGCTCATCGGTTGCACGCCACACACGTCATAAGCGACGAGGTTAGGCATAGCGCGACGCATCAAGCTGATCAGGATCGGATCGAAACCTGCCAGACCTGAGGAACCGTGAGAAGACTTAAGACCGTCTGCACCAACGCTGTTGATAGGAGCAGCTTCGTTGAGCATTGCGGACTCGTTCAGAGCACGCTCTTGGTTTTCCAGGAGTTGAGCGGTAACCTGCTTACGGTGAGAATCCTTAATCTCGGGGAGATCGCTATGATTCAGAACAGGTGCCCACTTTTCCTGCAACTGATGGGTATCCATTTTAGTTACTTGAAAAATTTGGGTTGAAGTTTATAATGTAAGAAATCACTTCTTACTGAGTGCGTTGACATATGCAGCCATAGAAGGTGCATAGTCCTCAGTCAGACCTTCCACAGGGGTTTCAGTTTGCTCGGTAGCAATTGCCTTGCTTTCCGAGAAGTAAGAACCCTTGATGGTGTTGAGTTTTTCTCTATAGGTCTCTTCGTCCTTGAAGGAAACAGCTTCTGCAAGAGAAGCAAACTTTTCTTTCTGGGTATCGGTAAGACCTTCGCTCATTTCGGCAACAATGCCTTCACGAGAGAATTCGGAGATGCGATTAGACAGTTTCACGTTCGCTTCAATCTGTTCATTGAGGCGATCTTCCATTTCACGAAGGGAGGTGTTCATAGACTCAAGAACATCCTCTTTGCCCTCAGGCACATCAATGTAGTGCTCATCAAAGAGACCCTTAAGTCCTGTGATGAACGACTCGGTGATCTCAACTTTGAGACCAGTGTCGATAGCAACTTGGTTCTCTTCGAGCCAACGCTCAGAAGTATACTTCAGCATACCATCGACTTCTTCTGCCAAGGAAGCGCGAACCTTCTCGGTTTCCTCAGCAAGCTTGGTGTTGTACTGTGCTTCCAGTTCCTCAACAATCGATGCAATCTTAGTTTTGACTGCGGCTTCAAAGATTGTTGCTGCTTTTTCCAGGAACTTCTCAGACAGTTTTTCGCCTTCAGCGAGTGCTGCAACGTCAGCACTGAGGTCCACTTCGATGTCCTCACGACGGGTACCGTAGGAGATACCTTGATCCAGTTTGGGCTCAGAACCGCTGGGCTCATCCTTACCATCGCCACGGGTTTGTTCGTCAGAAACGCCGCTCAGGGTAGCATTGTCCTTGAGCTTGTTGCTGTCGTCTGTGGACTTATTGTTGGTAGGAGTAGGACCACCCAGATCCTGAATTGCCTGACCAGGCACCAGGGAGGGATCCAGTTTACCAGGAGTTTGATCGCCAGGGTTTGCCTTGGCGTTCACTGCGGTTTTAGATTGAGTAGAAGGAGCAGCGGGCTCCGAGCCAGGCACCGTGCTGCTGGGGAGTTGCATTTCTGCAACCATCTCCTCAAACTTTTCGTTAATCAATTGGGACATCGGAGTTAACCTCTAAGCTTTAATACTGTTATGTCTAGATTTATTTATAAATTAAAGAGAGTTCAAGAAATTCTGAAACACTCTCAACTTCCGCGTTTCGATTTCGCGGCGCTCACTCTCAGAAATGAACTTCTGATATTTAGCAACTTTTGCTTCTTGGATAATACCGTTATCCCAGACCCACTCTTTACCTTCCATAATGCCATTAACGAAAGCATCAGGCGCGGAAGGATCTGCCACAATATCGGCAGCGGTTGCTAACATAAAGTCATCTCTGACATATGAAGTGTTTTCTCTACGGTCCACGGAACCGAGACCACGAGAAGAAACACCAAGTTTGACGCCCTCGTCGAGAAGATTCTTAGCGATGCGTCCCATAGGAGTATCGAGAATCTTTGCTTTACCAATGAAATTGGTACCCTCTTTCTTGAGAGAAACGATGCGGTGCGAAACGCGATCTAGATTGATGGTGGGACCATCGGGGTGACCTAGTTCGCCAACAGCACGATTATTATTAACGTGCTCAGCAATATACTTATTCACCTCACGCTCAAGAACGCTCATCGGATAGACACGATTGTTGCGATTTTTGAGTTCCGCTTGGAGAAAGACTCCTTCGATGTAGTGATTTTTCTTACCGCCAGATTCCTCTACGATAAGATTAACCTCCTCAATCGTTTCCGTTATTAGTTTCATCTGTTTCAGGTTGAGCAGTTGCTTCTGGTTGTTCGCCACCAATGTTGCCAAAGTATGTCTTAGCAAGAACATCAGCATAATTATCTAATGTCTCTGCGGATTTGCCGTAGAGCATTTGATTGATAGCATCTACTGCTGTAGCACGATTGCCATCAGCAATAGCATCAACCGCCGCACGTGCGGAAACTTCAGGGTTCGTATTTTCCATTACAAGTACCAGAATATTATTATTTAGCTTTCTAGATCGCTAGAAGAGCCCATACCGAGATCGGGTTGATTCTCGGGGAGTGCAGCATCGATAGGAACGATGCTAGGAATGAGACCAGAAGCACGTTCTTTTTTGATTTGCGCTTCGATTTCTTTCCGCTCGGTATCAGTTTGTTGGAGCACTTGGGTTTTGATATATTCCGCAGAGAAATATCTACCCAGGTAGGGTTCCATCTTGATAGCGAGATCTAAACGGTTGTTATTAAGTTCCGCGTCCTTAAGTTCTTGGAAGTGGTTATCGAACAGGAAGTCGTATTGGATATGCTCACGCATATCTTCCCACTCTTCTAGGGAGATAACTCTCTTCAGAACCAGTTGAGTCTTCAGAAGATCATCAAACAGAACAGAAAACTTTTTACGGAGGCGACCGACGAACTTGGAAAATTTAAGTTCGTCACGAAGAATTTCATTACTTCTTCCGAGACTAAATCCTTTTTCTCCATCTAACCGACTCGGGGGTAAGTTGAGCGATTTAAAGAGCTTCGTTCGGAAGTACTCTACGTCTTTTAGTTCACCAAGGTTTTGCCCGCCAGGAAGGGTAGAGATTTCGGTACCGCGCCCTCCCTCGCGGCGAGGAAGCCAGAAGTCTTCCAGCATAGACATATGCTTTTTGTCATCGCGAATCTCACCCGTGTTAGCATCATATACCAGTTTATTGCGATACCGATTCATCACATCGCGAAGGTATTGTTCCGCCTTAACTTTAGGCAGGTTACCGACATCGATGTAGAAAATCCTGCGCTCAGGTGCACGCGATAAGCGATAAATTACCAGAGCATCTTCAATCATTCTCAACTGGTTCAGAGACTTGATTGCTTTATGCAGGAAAGAAAGAGTAATTTTTTGGTTTAAATCCTGAAGACCAGAGTTGGTATGTGCGATTGCATCCATAGCAATCTTAATACCTTTCTGCTCAGGTCCGTTCATATTGAGGAACCCTTTAGGATTATAAATGTAATACTCTTCGTGTTGACCGAAGTCATAATCCAAAGCAGTAGGTTCTTTACCTACACGGCGTGCTTCGTTGGGGTCCGATTGCTTTTTAAGTTCGCGGACTTTTTTAATCTTTAGGGGATCAATATAACGAAGTTCGGTGATACCAACTTTGGGATTGTTGAGATCAATTACCTTGTGATAATGAAGTCTTCCATCAATGTACCAGCGACGGAAGATCTCGTGAGATTTACGATCGAAGTCAAGCAAACGCTTAACGTTTTCAAACTCCTCACGGATTTTAGTCTTGATATTTTCTCCAACATTCAAGTTAGAAAGTTCGATCTGGACGGGAGTATCGTCAAGATCAGATATAATAGCTTCATTTACCACCTCATCGATGGCGGTATCAACCTCTGGATGCAGAGCCATATCACGATAGCGGCGAATCAACTGGTACTCGTTACGAGTTGACGCGCCGCCATCGAGGTCTACATATTGTCCAAAATAACCACCAGCAATAGTGGTGATAGAATCATCCTGTGAAGGAGGGATTGGGGATTGCCCTTTAGGTCCCTCCTTTCTCTTAATAGAGAATCCAAATAGTTGTGCCATTATATTTTGGAAAATACCTGATACTCAGGTATTTATTCAATCAGGAAATAACGTTATCGTACTCTTCGCTGTTGTCGCCAGAGGTCCAGTACTGAACTTGGAATTCAACAGTGAACTCTTCGATCTGATCGTTGCTGTCATAAGCGAGATCGATCTGGGAGATCTGAGTCGGGAAGCAACCCCACAGTTTGTAGGTCTTCACATAGTTGTCCTGACGCTCTTCGCCAGAACGACCCAGTTGGTGCACCACGAGATCCTTGGTGTAACCATCACCACCTGCATCGGGGTTGATCAGAGCAGCAACGTTATCCTCGTGGGCGTTGATGTTCTGCAACCAAGATTCAAACAGGTTGCGGAGACGGAAATTGGTGTCATTGATAATAGTGACACTCCAGGTGTCGAAGGTTCTGTCGCCAGCGACCTTCACAACGCGCCCTCTGAAGGGCACGTCGATAACACCGAGGTTGGATGCGGGAAGAGCTGCTGCCTTACACAGGAAAGAACCGAGCTCGCGATCGGACTGGGACACACCCAGACCTGCTGGCCAATCTAACTTCACACGGAATAGATTGGGTTTGACTCCACTCCTTACTTTTGAGAGGAAGTCCTTTACGTTACTAGAGACTGCCATTGGTGTTTATACCTCTATATGGTTATTTAGAAAGAAGTGGATCATCTACCGACGATCTCGTCGAACGAGACGCCAGTGCGGGTTGCCACGAAAGTAATGGTGATGAAGTTGATGGAGCGCGAAGGCTTCAGATAGATCTCGGCAACAAATTCGTTGCGGTCGATCACATCGCCAGTGTTGTTAGTTTCATCGCAGATCACGAGGTAGTCGGTCAGACCACGGCGTGCCTGAACTTCGCGGAGGAAACCACCAACAGCGCCAGCAAAACTGGAGCGAGTGATTTCGTCGTTCAGGTCGAACAGAACGTTCTTAGCAAGTGCCTCAACTTGTCTCTCAACAGTGAGGAACAGACGGCGAACGTTGATTCTGTCGAATGCGCTCGGGGTGCTCAGTGCAGTCTTGTCACCGAAGAGGACGGTGCCGCGACCAGGGAAAGTCGAGATGGGGTTGATGCGTGCCTGATACAGCTTGTCGCGATCAGACTTAGCAGGGGTGTAAGCAAGCTTGATAACACCACGGAGGTTGCCGCGTGTGAAACCTGCGGGGGAGAACCAGGGGTCCAGATCAGCACCTGTCTGCACGCAAAGACCAGCAACGTCGCCGTTGCAAGGAACGTAGCGATAGGTGTCGTTAAAGCGATCGTAGATATACTTCCAACCGCTATCGAACACAGCGTAGGAAGTAGAAGAACCAACGCCATCGAAGAAGTCGATCACGTTGTCACGTTGCGCTGCAGTGTCGGTAGCAAGAGTGCCGATCACCGCTGCCTTATAAGGTGACACAAATGCAATGCAATCCTTTCTGCTAGAAGCGATGTTGATGCACTTTTGAGCAACTGTGATCGAGTCAACGCGGGAAGTAAGCAGAGGACCAGCAAGGATGTAGTCGAGAGTGATGTCCTCGGTGTCAGCGAATCTGTCATAACCAGCGGTCAGATCGCCAGCGGTAACGCCGTAACCATCCAGTCCACCAGCAAGGGCGTAAGACTGGTAACCCAGCATTGTGTAGGTGCGACCGTTCTCGATATCGGAACCCCAGATGCCAGTGGTGTAACCACCGAAGTTGGTATCGACGTTAGTAACGTCGTGCTTACCGTAGTAGATGTACTCGGAAGCGAAGCGGAGAACGTTAACGTAGTAGTTGTCTGCACCTTCTGTGGTTTGTGCACCAGCAGACTTAGACAGGTTTTGGAACTTCTCAAGAACGGTGTTCTTGGTGCCGCTGATCTTACCAGTGGAATCCAGGATAACAACGCTCAGTTCGTCATACTTAGAACCGAAGTTGGCAGCGTAGGTAGAGGTGCCAGGACGACCCACCAGGGTGTTCCAGTTAATGTCGGTACCCGACAGTTTCACCATATCCCACCACTTGCTAGAAGCGGTGATGCTGCGCTGAGACAGTTCCAGAACGTCGCCACCGTCAGCAGCAGCGGCAGCAGTAGTGCCGAATTGTGCGCGGTCAACGGAGAGTTGAGGAGCAGAAGCGATATCAGTAACCTTGACGATTTCGCCAGATGCCAGCAGCAGGTGATCGCCAACAGCGATGTTAGTGGCAGCGGTTACAGTGATAGCAGCGTCGCCAGCAGCGATAGCGCCGTCCAGAGTAGTAGCAGTTCCACCAGTTTCTCTGATGAGCAGGTTGTCGGTACCAACAGCGAAGGTGCCGTTAGTCTCAAGCAGTTTGATTGCGGAAGCAGCAGTAGCAGCAGCGTAGAGTTTACCAGTAACGCCGTTGCTCAGGTATGCGGTAGCACCTGCAGCAGCAGTCACCGCTGCGCTCAGAGTAACGTCTGCATCCCAACCGTGGTCAATCACGTGAACGCTGACGCTGTTGCCGTAAGCACCACCAGTCTTAGCAGCATAGTGCCAGGACTGAGCGTCATCGAAGTGGTTGGTGACATACTCACCGTCGTTCTCGATCAGTGTAGCAGTTGCGCCGTCGGAGACAGCGTTAACCAGAGTGCTTGCGCCAACACGAACGAGGTTGAGTTGACCACCGTATGCCAGGAAGTTGGTAGCGGTGAACCAATACTCAGCGTTGTCCTTATTAGGCTTACCAAAAGTCTCCAGGAGACCCTTCTCGTTAACGATGTTTACGATCTCGTTAACAGGACCACGCTCGAAAGGTGCGACGAGTGCGCCCACGTTATCGACGGTATTGTCAATACGTGCATTAGTTAGGTCGCGTTCTTTAATAACGACCCCAGGTGATACTTGACCTGCCATTGTTGTAGTTCTCCTGAAGTGAATCCAGTGTTTCTTAAGTTATTTATTATTAGGAGACTTTTCAGTGGGGAAACACTGCGTGAACTACCAGTCAGGATAAACGTCTTTACACCGAGACTGCTTCCTACGATTGGATACTCTCTTTATGGTGCATTCCTTACACTCATACGAATAAGAACTGGGGACATTTCCCCGATTTTTTCTGGTAAGATAGAATCCATCTACTAGATCTTTTGTCTCACCACAACTCCTACACTGCCGTGTGCGGAAGAGAACGTGTTCTATAGAAAACTGTTCTTCTAGATCCATTAGACATATGGCATCATATACTCAACAGCATATTGTTTAGTACCATATTCATCTACAGACCACACATCACCATTCTCGTCTGTAAATGTTTCTTCTTCTAGACCGTTATCCATAAAACCAAACGGTGCCATATCCTGCTCGATTTCATTCTTGCGTTCATCGTAGATACGCTTACGGACATCCTGGTCCGTCATCTCTTTAAAATAATCTTGCAGAACTAACCAAGAGAAGATAACATTACACATAACAAGGTCATCGTTATAACCTTCGTCTGCTTCAAATGAATCTTTCTTCTGAACGAACGTAGTAAGTTCAGCAATAGTTTCGTAATCGTTGATTAATAATTTATCTTCTTCAATAAGAGCTTTGAGGTTAGAACAACCAACCTTCTTCACAGTCTTGGACATCTTGACGCCAAGTTGCGATCTGCCACCAGAGAAACCAGCACCAGGAATTTGTCCTGCGCGACCTCTCATAGCACACATAAGAAGGTTAGAATATTCGAGATCATAGTTGATGATCGAAGCTACCTGATCACCAATGTCATTGACCTCTACCATAATATGTGCGTTATTATAATTACGCGCAGTCTCTACAATAATGTTGGGGAATAGAATAGGTTTAATTTCATTGTTCCTATACTTACCTATCATCCTGTACGGGAACTCTGTGATATCATAGATGCAGAAAGCAGAGTAATCCTGTGAGGTGCCACGAGACACGTCAACAGTCATCACATAGTCGTGATCTTTTTTGACTGGTTCATAGATATCTAAACCAGCATTCCTTTTGATAGGAGTATCAAAAGAAAGTGATTTAAGTTTAGATGGAGCGATAAGAGTATCCTGCGATCCTAAGAATTCGCATTCAAATTCTTGTGTGAACTGTCTTTGAGATGTGTTCTTAATCGTCTGTTCTTTCCAGGCAGCGTCTCTACCAGGAACCTCAGACCAATGCACCTCTGTGGGTACATATTCGTTTCTACTCTTAAGGGCATCGTTCCACATCTTGTAGAACATATTCATCCCGTTGGGAGTAGAGATGATGATTACTTTAGATTTCTTTCCGCTACTAATCGTCGGGTAAACGGAACTAAAAAACTGATCGCAAATATGGTTGGGGATAAACGCAAATTCGTCAAGAAACACAATGTTAAAAGACATACCACGGATAGCACTGGCACTAGTAGAAGCCGCGATAATCTTTGAACCATTTTCTAACTCCAGTGATCCTCGGTTCCACGCTACAATACCTTGCTGCATCCAGCGTGGTAAGTTCTCATAACTTAACTGCAGACGAGAAAGCATCTCTCTCGCCGTAGCAGCTTTGTTTGCTAGAATAGCAATGTTGACGTTTTCATTGAACAGCGCATAGTGAAGTAGGTAAGTCGTCACGATCGTGGACTTACCAGACTGTCTAGGAAGTTTCGCAATGTTGAATCTGTTCTGGTGGAACTTCCACATCATATCCTTCTGGAAATCATACATCTTGAAAGGTATGAGACCAGCGTCAACGTTGACGATTTTTAGATACTTGCCAGTGAAGTAGACAGGGTTATCCCGACACTTAATATACTCAGCAACTTGAGCTTTGGTAAAGTTCTGCTGAGTATTTGCTTTTTTTAGATTAGGATTACCAAGATAAACGTCACTTTGTGCAGGCATTATTCTTCTAGAAATTCAGGTTCGTATAACGGGCAGGGTTCTTCCCTCAGAGTCTCGTGCTTCTTCTTCATAACTTTACGCTGAAGTTCGCGCATCTGCTCTTCTTCTAAGTATTGTGGATTGTTTTCCATTAGATGATCGTGGAGTAGGGTCCAGGAATTAATCATTTGGCAAACAGGGAATTCCCGCTATAGGTGCCAAGTCCGCGACGAATCTCGCGAAGTTCTTCAAAATCTTTTTTCTTAGTACCACCGTCATATGCCCAAGCATATCCTTCGGTGATCATTTGCTCGTTCAGAGACAGGGCGGCGTCCCCAATGTATAACCATCCAAGAAGACGACCGTATTTACCGACGCCACCTTTAAGCTCAGTGCGGATAATAAGATCTTCTTCTCCAGCAATAGCGCCGTCGAGTTTTTCTTTAAGCCAGTTAGTTGCATCATAACCTAATTCTTTTTCTTCGAGATCGCGGGTTCTTTTCTCTGGCGTGTCCACACCAGCAACTCTAACTCTCTCTTTTTTATATAAATCAAAACCGAGATCAATGGTAACATCGATAGTGTCCCCATCTAGTACCTTATCTATACTTACAACTCTAAAGTTGTAACAAGATTTACGACTCGGAGGTGTCATCGCTCCCATTCTCTAATTCTCCATATGCTAATGACATAATAGTATATATGTAATAAGAAACACCCGCCAAAAGTATAAGCAAGGATATCACAATACTCCAAGTCACATCATTTACATCACTCAGGGGGCGGAGGAGGAGGTTCATTCCAAGCAAATTTCATACGATTGTATCTAGGATTGGTACGCGCTTCTTCTGATACCATTGTCCCGAATTCATCACAGCACTTACACCAGGCACGTCGTGCTTCTGGTGCCCCTAATGCTTTTTTTCCCACAAACGACGCCACTCCCACCATAATTGGGCACACTCGTCTGACTTTTTTTGTAGGTGGGGTTCTCGGTACACTTCACGAGCTACTGATGGAAGTTGTAATCTAATATCATACGGTATAGCCAGTCACGCATATACCACAAATGCTCCTGCTCTTCTGGAGGTCTAGCAGGAGAACCAGGCCAGTTTTTAATAGTTTCTTGAACACAGTGATGTAACAAGCGCACATCTTCTATGCACATATCAACTTGGTAATCAAATTCTTTTTCGTTCACGGGTTCCTTGGGTCCATTCCTAGAGATTTTAAATACTCAATCCACCAAGAATGTTTTTCCTTTTTCCACTGAGGAACAGGACGACCTTGTTCGGAATACCATTCTTCTAGTGCACTATCTATAATCTGTGCGATCTCCATATTCCTCTTCCTCCGCATCAACATCAGCATATGCATTTTCCACGAAGGGTCCTCGTTTTCGTAGAGGTTCTCGTCTGACATAATCCGATTCAGCATTGACGGCTTCAATCCATACGGCTATCTTCATCACAATGAAGATAATGATCAGGGGTGTAAAACAACCAACCAATATGACTGGATTCATTTGTGGTTCCTGGCAAAAGGTTCCCAATGTTCCCATCCAAATTTATGCACAAGGTGCATTCCGATGATGGGGACGAAAACTAGGAGGAATCCTAGTAATCCCAGAGTATATGGATTATTTAGGATCCATCTTGCAAAATGTCCAGCTGCGTGCATAATATCTTAAGCAGGGTAATCCCAATGAGTTATCTGTTGTGTCTTGTGTGTTGGTCCCCATCCACCAGTATACAGATAAGGGACAGTACGAACAGGGCAACTAGTGCCAGTGCACAGAAGGTCATCAACGATCCTCCAAGACTCCATAACTTCATCAGCGTGGACGAAGTGTGACTGGTCGCCATTGATAGCATCGTAAAGAAGTTTTTCGTAACCATCAATTGCTCTGTCTTGAGGATAACTGTGTGTTAAAGTAGCAAGCTCAAGATCATCATTCAATCCAGGCGCTTTGATATCCATCCTAATATCAAGATGAGGATTAGGCTGTAAACGCATAACGATACGATCATTGACTTCTCCCTCGTATAATTTTAGCGGAGGTTCTTTTAGTTTAATAACTACTTCTACGCAACCATAGGGTAACTTTTTACCCGTCATCACGTTAAAAGGAACTCCCTTCCAACGCCAGTTATCGACGAATAGAGTACCAGCAAAATAGGTAGGAGTACCACTGTTAGGATCAACGCCCTCTTCGCTGCGGTAGCCATCGTATTGTCCGAGAATAAGATTTGTGCCTAGTCTAGTCGCGGCGAGTACTTTTGTCTTCTCGCGTCTAATTTCCCTAGCATTCATCTTGCTAGGTGCATCCATTGCTACTAAAGCAAGGACTTGTAAGATGTGGTTCTGTAGCATATCGCGTACAGCACCAGCAGTTTCGTAGTATTGTGAGCGACCTTCGCAACTAATAGTTTCAGTAGCAAAGATTTGAATCTCATCTATGTACTGGCGATTCCAAAGTGGTTCCAGCAGTATATTACTAAACCTAGTAGCAAGTATGTTATTAACAGTATCTTTGCCAAGATAATGGTCAATGCGATATACTTGCTTTTCGCGTAGATGTCGCTCAACCACAGACTGTAGATGATCAGCAGATTTATAATCGTGCCCAAAGGGTTTCTCAATAACCACACGGGATGTTTCGGGGTCATTGAGTTTACCCGCTTCTTTGAGATTGATAATAGCGTTAGCGTATCTTTCGGGAGGTACCGACAAGAAATAAGTATTATCGTGGAGGTAATCAGGAAGGTGACGGAGAGTATCAACATTGTCCAGATCTGCAGAAACGTAATCTAGTTGCCTTAAAAACTCTTCTGGATATTCCCCAAGAGATTCTTTCCACACAGATGCGCCAGGATCTCTCCTAGCGCAACCAGTAATAAGAAAATTATGTGGCAGTAATTTTTTCTGCCACAGTTTGTATAAAGAGGGTATTAACTTCTTCTTACAAAGATCTCCAGTAGCACCAAAGATAACAATGCCCCTAGTGAGCTGTTCCGTTTCCGTCATAGTCGTCGCTTTCGTAGTAGTTATTTTCACCTTTTCGTATCCCGAAATATACCGTGGCCAGTACAAACGGTATT